GCTCCGGTTTCTCTCTGACGAAAGTCCCGGACCCGCGTACCAAGTCGGCAGGGAGTGTCAGGCGCTCCACCTTTGCTCGGCCTGGTCGACGAGGCCGGCCAGGTAGCGGACATAGAGACGACCCTGCTGTGCGATCCCAGTCGGAGGAAGCACGCTGCCGAGATGGGAGGTCGGGGGCGAACCTCGGAAGGCGAAGCCGACGAAGTGGTTGTCAAATACAACCTCGCCGGCGTCGTTCTTCGAGACGCGGACGTGCTGGGCGAACATGAGGTCGGGCCCGCCCTCCTTCAACAACGAGTTGCGAAGCTCGACGAACTGTCGCATCAGATCGTCGCTGGCCATGAGCTGACGGTGGGGCGCATACCACTCGTCGAAACCGTCGACGCGCGACCGGAGCTTCTGCAGAACGAGTGTCACCGAGCGGCCGTAGATGGCGACACTGTGGGCGCCGAGCTCGGCATAGTCGCCTGGCGACTCGCAGAGCTCGCAGGCGAGTTCGGTCAGTCGGAGGAAGCGGCGTGCTCGTTGGATGATGTCGGCTGGTGAGGGCTCTTCGCTCCGTTGTGGCATCGGGGGATTCTCTCCGAGTGGGTGATGGCCCGCAGGTTGGAGGTTGGGGGTATGGGCCGTGGGGGGAAGGGTCGGCCGGCGAAGCCGACGAAGCTGAAGCTGGTCGACGGCACGCGGTCGGATCGGGTGAACCGGAACGAGCCGGAGCCGTCGGAGGAGTTGGCGGTTGAGCCGCCGCCGTGGATGGTCGACGAGCTGGCCATCGAGGCGTGGGAGAACCTGGCGCCGGATCTGATCGAGCGAGGCGTGCTCACCGGGTGGGACGTGCAGGCGTTCGCCGAGTGGTGTTCGGCGGTGGCGCACCTGGTCCGTGCCGAGCAGGCGTTGGCCACCGAGGGTCATGTGATCGAGTCCGAGGTGTTCAATCGCAACGGGGAGGTGACGGGGTCGCGCACGGTGCGGAGCGAGTGGTCCCGGGTGTGGAAGGACGCGCTTGAGGTGACCGCGCGTCGGGCGGCCAAGTTCGGGCTGACGCCGAGCGATCGTGCGGGGATCTCCGTGGGTGGCTCGGGTGAGAGCGGGGCCGATCCGGAGCGGCTCTTGTCGTGACGGCCGCCCGGCCGGGGAGGTCGGCCGTGGCGACCAAGACCAAGACGCCGGCGAAGAGCCCGACGAAGTCGCCGGCGGCGAGGGAGTCGAAGCCGGTGGCGCGGCCTCGGTACCGCCGCCCGGATCCGGTTCGGCGGTGGCGGCCGCGGGGCCCGGGCGCCCGGGCCGGGACGATCTGCGGCTACACGCTCGACGGCAAGAAGTGCCGCAAGCGGGGTGCCCACTACTGCGAGCCGCGAGCCGATCGGTTCGTGAAGTTCTGCGCCGAGGTGCTGTGCCACACCGCGGGTCCCAAGGCGCGCCACCCGTTCATCCTCGAGCCGTGGCAGGAGTGGGAGATCGCCCGCCCGCTCTTCGGCGAGGTGCTCTGGGACAAGGAGCTGGGCCGGTACAGGCGCCGCTACCAGGTCGCCTACATCGTCATCGCCCGCAAGAACGGGAAGTCGGAGCTGGCGGCGGCGATCGTGTTGTACCTGCTGGTCGGCGACGACGAGCACGCCGCCGAGGTCTACGGCGCGGCGAAGGACACCAAGCAGGCCGGCAAGGTCTACGAGCCGGTTCGCCGCATGCTCAAGATGTCGCCGGTCCTGCGGCGCCGGCTGCGAGAGAACAAGACAGCCCGGCGGATCTACGACGAGCAGACCGGCTCCTACTACGAGGTCATCACCGCCGACGCTGACGGCGAGCTCGGCCACAACCCGCACGGCTTCGTCCTCGACGAGGTGCTCTCCCAGCCGGACCGGACGCTGTGGGACGCGATGCGGACCGCTGAGGGCGCTCGCGCCCAGCCGCTGTACCTCGCGATCACGACCGAGACCAACCAGCCGATCAGCTTCGGCGCCGACCTGATCGACGAGGCCGAGCGGATCCAGGAGGACCCGGCTCGTGCCCCGCACGTGTTCGCCTGGGTCAAGAAGACCCCGGCCGACAAGGACCCGTTCGACGAGCGGACGTGGTACATCGCCAACCCGGCGCTGGGCCGGTTCAAGTCGGTGGCGTCGCTGCGGAAGCTGGCGCTGGAGGCGACCAACGACCCGGCCGCGCTGGAGTCGTTCCTGCAGTTTCAGCTGAACATGCGCCGCTCCACCCAGTCGCGGTGGATGACGATGCCGCTGTGGGACTCGGCTGGGGGGCTGGTCGTCGAGGAGGACCTCGTCGGGCGGCGCTGCTTTGCCGGGTTGGACCTGGCCTCGACGACCGACCTGGCGGCGTGGGTCTTGCGGTTCCCCGCTGACGGGGATCTGCCTCCGGCGGTGTTGTGGCGGTTCTGGACGCCCGAGGCGCAGCTGCGCAAGCTCGATGAGATCACCGCCGGTCAGGCGTCGGTGTGGGTGCGCCAGGGCCTGCTGGTGGCGACCGAGGGCGACTGGATCGACTACACGGGCGACGATCTGGGCCGGTCGGGGACGGGACTGGCGATCCAGCCGCAGATCCGTGCCGACTATGAGCGGTTCCGGATCGCCCGGGTGGGCTATGACCCTTGGGAGGCCACCGGCACCGCCCAGTACATGCAGCAGCTGTGGGGTGACGACAGCGATGCGGTGCAGTCGGTGGCGCAGGGCTATCGGCTCTCGGAGTCGCTCAAGGAGCTGATGCGCCTGGCCAAGGCCGGGGCGCTCGGGCACGGCGGGCACCCGGTGGCCCGCTGGTGCGCGGATGGCGCGGTGGTGAAGAGGGACGACCAGGACCGGATCAAGCTCGTGCGCCCGGACCGGGCCCGGGCGGCGACGCGGGTGGACGGCATCGCCGCACTCGCCGTCGCCTTGCACGTGGAGCTCGATTGGGCGGCGCAGGAGGACGAGGTGGTGAACCTGTGGTGACGCTCGTCCGCAAGACCGTGACGCTCGTGGTCTCCCGGTGGGTGCTGCCCGCGGCGGCTGCGGTGTGGACCCGTCGGGCCGTGGTGCTCGACACCATCGGCGGTGCTGCGCTCGTCGTCGCTGCTGCGCTGGTGGCCGCCCCGGCCGGCTGGGCCGTGGCCGGGGTGTGGCTGACCCTGCGGGCCTTCGGGATCGAGCGGCGACGGTGACGCTGTTGGGAGGCGTGTCGCGCCGTGGGTCGCTGGAGTCGCCGTCGATGTCGTTGACCGACGTCGGCCTGCTCGGCTGGCTCGGGGGCGCTCGCTCCGATGCCGGGGTGGCGGTCACCGAGCAGCGCGTGCTCGGCCTCCCCGCCTACTTCCGGGCCCTGGCCATCACGGCCGGCACCCTCGCGACCTTGCCGCTGCACATGTACCGGGAGGGTGACCGCGACAAGGTGGCCAAGCCGCCGGTGCTGGTGAAGCCCAACCCCCGCCAGACCGAGGTCGAGTGGCGGGTCACCCGGCTGCTGCACGCGCTGGCGTGGGGTAACAGCTTCGGCCGCAAGGTCCGTGACGGTTCCGGCCAGGTCCGCGAGGTCTGGCCGGTGCACCCGTCGCGGTGTCGGGTCGAGGAGGTCGAGCCGACAGCCGCCGCCCCCGACGGCAAGCTCTTCCTCCTCCAGACCAAGCACGGCCAGGTCCGACGCACGAGCCACGACATCTTGCACCTGCCGTACATGTCGATGACCGGCGTGGAGGGCATCCGCCCGCTGGAGATCTTCCGCCAGTCGCTCGGCATCGCGATCGCCGGCGACGACTCGGCCGCCCACTTCTACGGCAACGGCTCCCAGCTGGCCGGGATCCTCTCCACCGACAAGAAGCTCGAGGAGGGCTCGGCCACGGCGCTCAAGAAGCGGTGGCGGGACCTCACCGCCGGCGTCGACCATGCCGGTGACATCGCCGTGTTGGACAACGGCGCCAAGTACGCCCCGATCGCCATCCCGCCCAAGGATGCTGAGCTGCTCGGGTCCCGGCAGTGGTCGGTCGGCGAGCTGGCCCGCATGGTGGGCACCCCACCCCATCTGATCGGCGACGTCGAGCGTTCGACGTCGTGGGGGGCCGGCATCGAGCAGCAGGTCCTCGGCTGGGTGAAGTTCACCCTCCAGCTGTGGATCACCAGCGACGAGCAGCGCATCGCCGCCGAGCTCGCCCCGCCCCGCCACTACCTGCGCCACTCCCTCGAGGGGCTGCTGCGCGGCGACTCGAAGGCCCGGGCGTCGTTCTACCACCAGGCGATCATCGACGGTTGGCTCAACCGCAACGAGGTCCGCGAGCTCGAAGACCGGACGCCGGTCGATGGCCTCGACGACTACCTGGTCCCGTCGAACATGACCCTGTCCCTCGACGGCCAGCTCATCCCGCTCGCGTCATCCGCGCTGTCCGACACCGAGGAGCCCACATGA